CGGCTTCGGTCGGCGTGAGGTCGCCCCGGCTCCGATCATCGCATCCCGGTTCTGTAAATTCACCCCGCGCCCGACCCCCATGTCGACAAACTTTCCGTAATACTCGAACGCGAACTCCACCCGTTGGAGATTGCCACCGGCATGCCACAACACATGCGTAACAAAGCTGCGTACCAGCTCTCCTTCGTGGATATGTAGCAGACGCACTTTGTTGTCGAACTCTTTGATCACGATGTCGGCCCACGCCTGCACCGTCGGCTGGAGGGAGGTAACGGGGTCGGTCATTCTCTTGAGATGACGAAGTTGAACGAATAGCCGTAGCATTGGAATCCGATCGGGCCGAAGCTGGAGTACCGGATGTCGGCCGCCTCGAATCCGTAGCACGGGGTGCCGTATCCGTGCGAATCGGCCTGTATCTGTCGTAGTATCCGTTTTCCGATATCGAATGCTTTCTGCAGGGCCGCTTTCCGATGAGCAGCGTCGGTAACGCCATCCAACTGCACCAGCACATGAAAAGCATGGAACGACCGGTCGAGGCTTCCGGCCGACCAATCCAGCGAACCGTCCGTGCCGATATCCACGGCGAGGCAGGGAAACTGGGCAGCCCGGACGTCGTCGGTCAGCTCTTCCAAACCGGACAGCCCGCTAATGCGGACTACTTGCTTCAGCTCCGGGAATCGGGCGATCCGCTCTTCCAAGTATTGATCCAGGTCGATCATCGCGATTCCGCTTTTTCAGCCGCCCGGACACGCCGGTTCAACTCGTAGAACACTTCATGCAGCTCCGTGGCCTTGATGCGCTCGTTGTCGATCACGCGCCCCTCGTTCAGACTCGACAGGAGTCCCAGCAGCACCTCGCCGCCGGATGCCGGCGATTCCTCGCTCCCTGTTGCAGCGTAAAGTGCCGGATACTTTCGCGTCAGCATCTTCTTGGCTCCGATGAACCAAAGCACCACAGCCTCCAGCTGCCAAACCGGGAGATAGGCGATCCGCCGGGCCTCGGCCTCTACCTTCTCCGGATCGAACCGGCCCGACTTCGGATAGAACGCAGCACACATCATGCGCAGCGCATCCGGATTCTGTGTGCGAACATAAGCAGCACAGGCCGTGTCCGCTGTGATAAACTGCTCGAACGTGACACCGTACAGTTGCGCATCGGGTGTTGGAAGTCCGTCGAGAATCGGGGCGGCCATCGGTTCCGGTTCTTTCGTTACCCACCGCATCGCTTCCGCGATGGACGATACCTGTTCGGCCGTCAGCAGCACATTGCCGCGCTGCCGATGGTAGTAGCGGTAGACGATGCGGCCCTCCTCCGTTATGCGTGTTCCACGCGGGCGAAGATCCGCGAACTCCAAACCCAGCCGGACAAGGAATTCCGTTTCGGCGACGCCTAACGACAGGTAATATGCCACCCGGGTTACCTGTTTCGAGGTCAGTTCACTCCACCCCTGCGGGAGGGTGATATCGAGCGTTTGCAACACCGGGAGTGTTGCTTTTTTCTTGCGCTTTTTCATAATTACATAACAAAAAAGGGTTGTTCTTTCTTCTCCGGGGCGGGCGACGTGATTTCGGCATACAGTTTCGAGGCTTTGAACGCCGGAAAGGCATCCGGATCCGCCTCCAGCATGCGCCGCACCCGGGCGATCGACTCTTCGCCGAGCTCTATACGCTCGTTATAGAATGCCGCCAGCGCAAACTTCAGGTCGCTGAGGATGCGCAGATGGTTCTCCGACACGCTGCCGGCGGCCACCTCCTCCAAGACGGCCCGCGTCAGTTCGCGGCTGATCCGCGGCTCGATGTGTCGCAGGATGATCGCCTGAAAGGCCGGGCGGGCGGCCATAAAATCGAGGTTGTTGCCCACGAACGACCCGTAGCGGCGGAACTCCCGCAAGGTCGGCAGGAACGAGTCGGTCATCACCGTGAAGGCCGGCGAGTTCGACCATAGCTCCCGGTAGGCCGGGGTATCCTCGAGGTAATCCAACAGCTCGCCGACCGCCTGTGTGATGCTGGCCTCGAAAGAGGAGACCAGCGCGGCCACCCGATCCCGGGAGGCGGGCACCAGCTTGTCATCGTCCACCACGGCGAACCCATTGGCGGTCTCCACGAGGTCGAGTTTCGGAATCGCCAGCCGATAGGCCTTATAGGCCAACAGCCGCTCCGTACACCGATAGAGTTCCGACTCCGAATCCATCGCCTCGATCTCGACCATGAACTCCCGGCCGAGCAGCGTGGCGATGATCCAGCTGCGGGCGTCGGCGATCGCCTGTTCGTATTTCGCGATACTCCCCCCGGCGATGGTGGGGATGTATCCGCGCATGATCTCTATCGTCTTCAGCATATCAGTCGGGGTTTTGGTTGGTTTCTCGTTTGCCCGACTTCTCGATGTCGAGGGTCGGGAACTCCACGTCGGGAACGGCGAAGACGATGTTGCGATCCCAGCCGTTGAACCGGGCAACCAGCCGAAGCGGTTTCAGCAGTCGATCGCGATAGGGGCGCATCATGGCCTGTTTGATCATGAAGAGCTCCCGTTTGTCGGATCCGCCGAGGGAGCCTTTCGACCGCCCCGGGGTGGCGCCATTCAGATTCGGGTGCACACCCATCGCGTAAGAGATGATGTTGTTGGCCTCCTCGGCGTCTTCGATGAATTCGCCCCCCTTGATGGCCGATTCGACGTGTTCGATCTGTATGTATTTATCCTCGAGGGTAGCACCGCTGCCTGAGGGTGCAAACTTCCGGGTGGAGATGAGGGTTCCGCCTTTCGTGTTTTCGTTCGCCAAAAAATCAATCAGCTGCTGCGTGATCTCTTCCCGCATCCGAATCTCTTTCTCCCGATCGCCCGCGACGTTTTTGAGCCGCGCCATCTCTTTCCAGTACTCGTCCGAGATGTAGACCACATAGCGCACCGCCAAGTGGTTCTTGAGCAGGGCCGCCTTGAACTTCGGCAGCAGAACCGAAAGATCGTACCACCCGGAACGGAAGATGCTCCACCAGTTCGGCCTCGAGTAGTAGGTATTTCCGGCGGTCGGCATCCCGACCTGCAACACGAAGCGTCTCTCCCGGGACTTCGCTACTTTACTTTTCAGATCGTCGTACGTGTGATAGCGGCTGAGGACGGGGGTTCTGTACACCTTGCCTTTCACTGCTCCTCCCTCCCACTGATTGTAGTAGTGCCATCGGATTTCCGAATCCCGCTCCTCCATCGACCCCCACCGGCTGAAAGCGGCCTCGAGGTGGCGCAGGCTGACGATCTTAGTTCCCGGTTTGTTCACGATGATTTCCGGAAAGACGTTGAAGAAGGTCATCATGTCGTTCACCTGTTCGAGGAAGAAGCCGTCGATGTCGTTGTCTTCGAAAAAGCGCAACACCTCTTCGTCGGCGCACTCCTCATAGCCGACGACCTTTCCGTTCTCGACAATGCGGAGCATGGGTTTGATGCCGAGCCCGTATCCGCTGAGCTGGTTGAACTGGAGATTGGCGCCCACTACGTCGTTCTTGCGTATCCGCTTCAGGAGGTGGGCGGGCAGGTCGTTGTCGTATCCCCAGGGCGCGATCTTATATCCTCCTGCCATGATGGGGTCCGCTCCCGGCTCGAAAACGTCGCCCGCTCCGGAGTAGTCGATCACGGCTCTCGCCTCCGGGCTATAAGCGACGCGCCCGGTGATCTGAATGATGTTGCTCATAGATAGACCTCCTTCCCGTTGAATTCGACGATCGTATAGCGGTTCACCTTGCGGATCTCGCCGGAGGCGCAGATCTTGACGTTCAACGTCTGACCGGAGCTGTGGAACGAGGTGCAGACACATCGATCCAGCCGTATCCGCTCCCCCCGTTCACTGACGAAAGCCAGCGAACATTCGCCGCGTTCGATCGCTCTGTGCAATTGCGAGATGTGCATCGTATTCTTTTTCTGCAATATTACGCCGCCGCGACGTGGTCGGAAAGGACACGGCACCCCCGAACGGCGGGGCATATTACGTTCCCGTGACCGAAGTGTAATTACACTTCGGCGGCAGGGCGGCGCGGGGTCGGCAGCGGCTAACAGATAAGTTTTCGCCGCAGAACCGAGCTTAAGGCCCTGCATGCCTTTGCTTTTTGAAACTATAAGCGAGAATTGACCGCTATACGTTTTTTCTCTGCCGAGAACGAA